GGGACGACTTCGCGCAGAGAATAGCCAAGCCATATATACCAGGGCGTCCCTCACAGGGTGGTATGAGCACAAGTGCTGATACCACCTTTTCGATTTCGATGGGAAACACCGTACCAGATCCGCAGGAAGACGGATTGGACGGGCTTAACATCGACAGCATCAACACCAGCAAGCTGGCAGGACCACGGAAGCTTCCAAGGTGGTTTAAGTTGAGCAAGAAGCAGTACTTCCAGCGTCCACTCAGCGAGATGATCTCTGATGACATCGACCTCGAGAAGCACGAGGAGCTTGAGGCAGACCTGGAAGAGATCTCAGGAGTCGGCGCGGTCGCAGGATACGTCGAGCCGCTCCACGGCCCAGGAGGATCTGCACAGAGCCGCCGTAAGTTCTACGCCAGGATGGCGAAGCCTTACGGCGCAAAATATTTGCAGGACCCACTGAAAACAGCAAAAGGTAGGCCATAATTATAAAATGAAGCGCGGGTTCGTACGATACCTTCGCTTCCCTTCTACGAAAAAGAACTCTCTTTCTTTTAGAAGTTAAGCATTAACCATTAAACGTTAGGACATCACAACATGGGTATCAACTTCGACGCACTTCGCAAGCGTCTCGACAATCTGTCTGGCAACAACAAGAAGAGCAACTCCTCCTGGAAGCCCAAGGAGGGTGAGGAGTACACGGTTCGTCTCCTCTCGTTCCCAAACAACGAGGGCCAGCCCTTCAAGGAGCTCTGGTTCTACTACAACATCGGCAACAACCCAGGCCTCCTCGCTCCTTACCAGTTCGGCAAGCCCGATCCCATCCAGGATCTGATCAACAAGCTACGCGATGAGGGCACCAAGGAGTCCTACGAGCTCGCCAAGAAGCTCTACCCAAAGATGCGTTGCTACGCTCCTGTCGTCGTCCGCGGCGAGGAGGAGAAGGGTGTGCAGATCTGGGCATTCGGTAAGCAGGTCTACCAGTCGCTCCTCGGCATCATGCTCGACGAGGACTACGGCGATATCACCGATCCAGAATCCGGTCGCGACGTGAAGGTGAAGTGCTTCAAGCCACCCGGCAAGAAGTACTCTGAGACTGAAGTCATGCCTCGCGGCAAGTCATCAAACCTCACTACCAATGCAGCAACTGCCAAGCAGTGGCTCAACAACATCCCAGATGTGGGTGCAATGTTCGAGCTCAAGTCCAGCGACGAGCTCACGAAGATCGTCAACGACTGGATCAACGGCGGCATGCAGGACGGCGACGGCACTCCACGTGGTGGACCAGCTGCTTCTGACGACGATGACACTCCTGCAACAACGCAGAAGACGTCTGCTGTCCAGAACACTACAACTTCGTCGACCAAGAAGACAGGGGGTAACTACTCCTCGATCGACGATGCTTTCGAAGATCTGATGGGCGACTGACCTAACTTAGTCAACTGAGCAGGACGTGAGTTGTAATCTGGCTCACGTCCTGTTATAGTATTTGGAGAGGATAAAAATGGCAAGACAAGCAAAGGAACGCAAGGGTGATGACGGTGCAAGCGGTGATTTTACTGCTGAGCTGATTACTTCGCTCAATAAAGAGAATGGCTCACGAATCGCTTACAATCTAGCAGAGGATGAGTCTCCTACACATGTCAAGCGGTGGGTCTCGACAGGATCAACTCTTCTCGACTACATTGTTGCAAACCGACGTAGCGGTGGCCTCCCTGAAGGTCGCATCGTTGAGATCTTCGGCCCACCATCGATCGGCAAGAGCCACATTGCAACTCAGATCGCTCGCTCAACCCAGCAGATGGGTGGTATCTGCGTCTACATTGACACTGAAAACGCAACATCGGTCGAGAACCTCCAAGCGTTGGGTGTGGATGTCACACGTCGATTCGTCTACGTTGACACACACTGCACTGAAGAAGTCTTTGACGTCGCCGAGAAGACGATCCTGAAGGCGAAGGCAATGCAGCGTGATGTTCCGATCACCATCATCTGGGACAGCGTTGCAGCGTCATCACCGAAGGCAGAGCTGTTGGGTGACTACGACAAGGACAGCATCGGTCTGCAGGCTCGAGCGATCTCAAAGGGCATGCGTAAGATCACAGGCGTCATCGGCGATCAGAGTGTGCTGATGGTCTGTCTCAATCAGACGCGCACAAAGATCGGCGTCATGCATGGCGATCCTACAACTGTCCCTGGCGGCATGGCAATTCCATTCCACGCATCAGTTCGTCTCAAGCTGGGCGCGGGGCAGCAGATCCAGAACAAGAACGGTGACGTTGTTGGCATCCATGTTTCAGCCAAGACCGTCAAGAATAAGGTGTCACCACCCTTCAGGACGGCAAACTTCCAGATCCACTTCGGCAAGGGCATCATTGAGCACGAGGAGATCTTTGATGAGCTCCGCGATGCTGGTGAACGTCAAGTCGGTAAGCATATCATCTGTGTGTCTGGTGATGGTGCATGGAAGGTCTTCACGGTAACCGACGTCGAGAGAGGCGTCACAGTCATCGAGAAGAAGTTCCACAAGGCAGAGTTCGGTGAGCTGCTCAGTCACCCGGAGTACAAGACTTTCCTCGATGATCTGATCGAGGCAGTGATGGTGCGTACACGCAACGACTCAGACTTGACTGATGCGGCAGCTGAGGACAATGAGTGATCTGAGCCGATCACAGACTGTCCTGCTCGTGGATGCGATGGGGTTGTACCTGAGACACTTCGTCGCCCATCCAGCAATGGGCAAGGACGGCCAGCACGTAGGTGGGATTGTGGGCTTTCTCCTCGATCTAAAACGGATCGTGGAACGCTTTAAGCCTAATCCCATCTATGTCGTCTGGGAGGGTGGTGGGTCGCCTCGTCGAAGGGCGATCTACAAGGACTACAAGAGCCATCGTCGGCCTGAACGGCTGAACAGGTTCTACGAGAATGATATCCCAAATACAGTCTCCGATCGAGACAACCAGATCAAGACACTGGTGCGGCTGCTAAAGCTAACTCCAATATGTCAGATCTATGTGCCTGACTGTGAGGCAGATGATGTCATCGGTTACATGTCACGCTACCACTGTAAGGATGCGCTGAAGATCATCTTATCAGCTGACAAAGATTATTATCAACTGATATCTGAAGGATCGATCATCTACTCACCTACCTGGAAGAAGCTGGTGCAGGAACAGGATGTTCTCGAGAGGTTCGGCGTCCATCCTGTTAACTTCTCAGTTGCCAAAGCGATCTGCGGAGATGACTCAGACAACATACCGGGCGTCGACGGTGTAGGCTTCAAGACACTGGCAAAGCGTTTTCCAAGTCTATCTCAGACGAATGAAGTCACAGTGCAGGATATTCTGCAGGAAGCGAGAGCAAAAGTTGAGAGTGGTTCCAAGGTGCAAGCCTACCAGCACATTGCGGAGAATGAGATTCTCATCAACCGCAACTTCTCACTTGTCCACTTAGATACAGCGAACTTGGCAGCTTACCAGATCGATAGGATCAACGGGATCTGTGATACTTTTAAGCCTACACGCAATAAGATAGAGTTCATAAGGGCCCTCATTCACGAAGGGATCCAGACGTTCAACGTCGACCAATTCTTCCTAGCCCTCTCACACATCCAGACAGGATAAAATGCACGATCCGCACTTTAAACAGTACGGCAAGCAGTTCCAGGAGAAGATTTTCCAAGGACTGCTGACTGACCGATCTTGGGCGACTCAAATGATTGAGATCATGTCGCCCACCTTCTTTGAGTTGAAGTACCTGCAGTTCCTCACACAGCGGTACTTTGATTACTATCAGAAGTACAAGGACTTTCCAACTCTAAGCCTTCTTGTCACAATTATTCGTGACGACCTGAAGGAAGGTAAGGACATTGTCCTCCGCGACCAGATCGTTGAGTTCCTCCAGCGCATCCGCGTTAACCCAGACATGGGAGATGTGCAGTACGTCAAGGATAAGACACTTGACTTCTGTAAGAAGCAGGCGATGAAGGAGGCACTGGAGAAGGCTGTCGAGATGATTGCGACAGACAATCTCGACTCCGTCATGGACCTGATGAAGAATGCTCTGTCTGCAGGCACACCAGCGGCAATTGGACACGACTTCTTCGAAGACACAGAAGCACGGTTCATCAGGACGCGTCGTCTCACATGCCCAACAGGGCTGCCGCAGATTGATGCACAGGATGTTCTCAATGGCGGCCTGGGTCGTGGAGAGCTAGGTGTAGTTATCGCACCAACTGGTGTCGGTAAGTCACACTTCCTTGTTCAAATGGGTGCGGAGGCTTTGCGTGTCGGTAAGAATGTCGTTCACTATACCTTTGAGCTATCTGAGACCGCTGTTGGTCTACGTTATGACTCTAATCTTTGCGGCATTCCAAGCAGTGATGTCATAGACAGAAAAGAAGAAGTCATCGAATTCTACAAGAACAACTCGCTTGGTCGACTAATTATCAAAGAGTATCCAACAGGCACTCCGTCTGTTCAGACACTCAGAAATCACATTGAGAAGCTTCTTCTGAAGTCTTTCGTCCCCAGTGTGATCATCATCGACTACGCAGACATCATGAAGTCATCACGTAAATTCGATTCGCTTCGACACGAATTGAAGCTCGTCTATGAGGAGCTTCGAAATCTGTCCATGGATCTTAATGTTCCAATCTGGACGGCATCTCAGGCAAATCGCGAAGCTTCTAACTCAGAAGTTGTAGGTCTTGAGAATATGTCGGAAGCATACGGCAAGGCAATGGTTGCCGACGTTGTGCTCTCAATCTCTCGAAAGCCTAACGAAAAGGCAACAGGGGCTGGACGCATCTTCGTTGCCAAGAATCGCGCTGGTCGAGATGGAATGCTCTATCCAATGCGGATCGACACGTCAATGTCTAAGTTCGAGCTGATGGACACAAATGAGATGTCTGTTGACGATGTTGTCAAAGCTGACGGCTCTAGTATGAAGAAGCTTCTCAAAGAGAAGTGGGAAGAGATTAACGGTAAATGATCGACATGTATTGTAATGAAAGGAGTCAGGAATGTCTTTAAAACAGAGCGTTGTGGAGTACTTCAGGGGCGATGATCTCGCTGCTGACGTCTTCAACAAGTACGCCTTGCGTGATAATGCGGGCAATAGGATTGAGCATCTTCCTACAGAGACGTTCCGTCGTCTCGCTAAGGAGTTTGCCCGTATCGAGGCGAAGTATCCCAACCCGATGACTGAGGAGGAGATCTTCGATCTTCTTGATGGCTTTAAACAGGTCGTCCCACAGGGATCACCACTGTCTGGTATTGGGAACCACTACCAACACCAGAGCCTGTCGAACTGCTTTGTTGTCGACCAGCCTCATGATAGCTACGCTGGAATTCTCTTCACTGACCAGGAGCAGGTCCAGATCATGAAGCGCCGAGGTGGCGTGGGCTTTGACATCTCCACGATCCGGCCCAAGGGACAGCCGACCTCCAACGCGGCTCGCACAACAGACGGAATCGGCGTCTTCATGGAGCGGTTCTCGAACTCCTGCCGTGAGGTCGCGCAGGGTGGTCGACGTGGGGCTCTCATGCTCACCATCGACTGCCGGCACCCTGAGATCGAGACCTTCATCGACATCAAGCGAGACCTGAAGAAGGTCACTGGTGCCAACATCTCAATCCGCTTCACCGACGAGTTCATGCAGGCCGTCGAGCGCGGTTCTGATTTTACACTTCGTTGGCCCGTTGAGGTTCCTGTCGAGGCAGCACAGATCACCAAGACGATCAATGCTAAGGCAGTTTGGGACAAGTTCATCGACGCAGCATGGGCATCAGCTGAGCCAGGTGCACTCTTCTGGGATACTGTTGTCAACCAAGGTATCGTTGACTGCTACCGAGACGTAGGTTATAAGACAATCTCCACCAATCCTTGTGGCGAGATCCCACTCAGCCCGTACGACTCCTGTCGTCTAATGGTCGTTAATCTGACCACATTCGTCAATGACCCGTTTGGCTCGAATCCCACCTTCGACTTTGGCCGTTTCAACACGGTGGTCATGAAGGCACAGCGCTTGATGGACGACCTGGTGGATCTCGAGGTTGAGTGCGTCGATCGGATCCTTGAGAAGATCGAGAGAGACCCACAACCTGAGCACGTCAAGTGTGTGGAGCGTGATCTTTGGAACAAGATCCGAGCAGCAGGTCTCAACGGTCGTAGAACTGGCCTCGGTGTAACAGGACTTGGCGACACTCTTGCTGCTCTGAACATCCAGTACGGTAGCAAGTGCTCGATCGAAGTGACCGAGGAGATCTACAAGGCTCTCGCCGTCGGTGCACATCGTTCCTCTCTCATCATGGCAAAGGAGCGCGGTGCATTCCCGGTTTGGGACTACCAGAAGGAGAAGAACCACGACTACCTGCAGAAGGTGATCAACACATGCAACGGTGAATACCACGACATGTGGGAGACAACTGGCCGACGCAACATTGCGCTCACTACGACTGCTCCTGTCGGTTCCATCTCCTGTCTCACACAGACCACTAGCGGCATTGAGCCCGCCTTCCTCCTCTCCTACAAGCGCCGTCGCAAGATCACGCAGGGTGACACGAAGACCGTGCCCGACTTCGTCGACCAGCTAGGCGACAAGTGGCAGGAGTACACAGTCTATCACCACCACTTCAAGAAGTGGATGGATGTTACTGGTAAGACAGACCCGCAGGAGAGCCCATACTGGGGCGGAACTGCAAATGATATTGACTGGGTAAAGTCAGTAGACATCCAGGCAGCGGCACAACGTTGGATCGACCACAGCATCAGTAAGACCTGCAATCTTCCAAACTCTGCAACTCGTGAGACAGTCAACGACGTCTATATGCGCGCATGGAAGGAGGGCTGTAAGGGCTTCACAGTCTACCGAGACGGCTGTCGTACAGGCGTCCTCATCTCCACAGAGGAGAAGAAAGAGGCACCCAAGACTGCTGCAGACGTCCACCCAAAGCGTCCAAAGGAGCTTCCTTGTGACATTCACCGCGTCAACATCAAGGACGAGAGCGGTAAGTCACAATCCTGGATGGTCCTCGTCGGTCTCAATGACGGTGTCCCATATGAGGTCTTCAGTGGTCTTGCTGACCACATCGAGGTCCCCAAGAAGACCAAGAGTGGCGTCCTCATCAGGAATGGAAAGAAGGACGGCGTCGCCACATACAACCTCCGCGTTCCCGTTGGAAATGACGACGAGATCCTCTTCAAGGATGTTGTAAACCTATTCGCCAATCCGACGCAAGGTGCATTCACAAGGACGATCTCTCTGGCACTTCGGCACGGCATTCCGGTCAACTTCGTGGTGGATCAGCTCCAGAAGGACAAGGAGTCAGACATGTTCGCCTTCTCCCGTTGTGTCGCCCGTGTCCTCAAGGGCTACATCCCAGATGGCACAAAGTCAACGTCAGAGAAGAAGTGCAAGGAGTGCGGTAGCGACCAGGTCTTCTACATGGAAGGTTGTCTAACATGTAGTAGCTGCGGTGCCTCTAAGTGCTCTTAATCTAAGAAGAGAACATTGAAAGGCTGCTTTCGGGCAGCCTTTCTTGTAAACAAACAACACAGGAGTTAAGATAACTACATGAACATCATCACCCGCGTATCCCCCCTCGTTAAGGAGTGCGAACTTCGCGCTCCTCCCATCGTCATCCGCGTCAACAAGTTTGATGAGGATGCTGCCAAGGAGTTTAACCAGCACATGTCAATCGCCCAGTCGTCTGGGCAGAGTGTTATTCCTGTCGTGATCGACAGTTACGGCGGCGAGGTCTATTCACTCATGACCATGATCGATGCTATTAAGTCATCACGCGTTCCTGTCGCGACCATTGTCGAAGGTAAGGCAATGTCCTGCGGTGCAGTACTCCTCACCTGTGGCGCTCCCGGTATGCGCTATGCATCTCCACACTCCACAATCATGATCCACGAAGTCGCAAGCGGCAATCGTGGCAAGGTCGAAGAGATCAAGGCAGATGCGAAGGAGACCGATCGACTCAATGAGAAGATCCTCAAGATCATGGCTCAGAACATCGGCAAGGATGAGGATTATTTCCTCGACGAGATCCACACTAAGAAGCACGCTGACTGGTATCTTGAGCCAGAGGAAGCAAAAGAGATCGGCCTTGTTAACCATGTCAAAGTACCAGAGATGATGTTAACTGTGGATGTCAAGTACAAGTTTGAGTAGAAGAGCTGAGATCTTTATAAAAGTCATAGCGTGGCGGATCGTATCTGTCACGCTAAGCTTCTTTGTCATCTATCATTTCACAGGAAGTGTAGAGACAACGACGCGCGCACTTACGATTGGAACGATTGTCGGCATAGTGTCCCAGTGGTTGTTTGAGATGACATGGGACACATTTATTCGGAGTAAATTGAGACATGCCCTTTCAGGACAACAAGGTAGAATTAATCGGTTATTATGGTGGAGACGAGGCACACGCAATGTCAGCGTGGACGAGCACAAGCCGGGATCTGACGGAGGAGAAGCGTGGAAGGATCCCAACGCTCCTGAAAATGCTGGCCGAGAATGGACATGAGACTCCTTTCGAGAAGTCAAGCCTGCACTTCTTGGTCACTGTCGATGCTGCAACTCACATCCATCTCCTGAAGCACCGGATCGGTGTCTCGATCAACGGTGAGTCGGCGCGGTACAAGGAGCTTCGAGATGACAAGTACTACCTGCCAAAGGACTGGTCACTCGAGGAGCAGGCGAAGTACATCGCCTTCATGGAGGATGCACTCATGCGCTACCACGATGCGCTTGAACGATTCGTCGAGGATGGCATGAGCCGCAAGCGTGCCAAGGAAAGTGCCCGGTTCTACCTGCCTTACGGCAACCAGATCACGATGGACATCATGTTCAACTGGCGCTCCTTCCACCACTTCCTCGCGCTGCGGATGAAGCCAGATGCCCAGCGTGAAGTCCGTGAGTTGTCTGAGAAGATGCTCCAGATTGTCCGCGATATCCCGGGCGATCCGTTCAAGCACACGCTAGAAGCGTTTGGTTATGTTGTAAAACCTAAAGAAATATTCTACCATAGTGTGTGAACGCACCTAAGTCACCCTACAACCTGATCCAAGAGACAGTGCAGTACGATCCATGGCGTGTCCTGGTCGTCTGCATTTTCTGCAATCTAACGAAGAGAGTTGTCGCAGAGCCATACATGTGGCAGTTCTTTGATCGATGGCCCACAGCAGCGGCAGCATCCCATGCAGATCCTGCTGAGATCCGTGACATGATCGCTATTCTTGGACTTGCAGATCGACGAAGCAAGACGCTGGTCAAGCTATCGCAGGCGTACGTGCAGTGGGACGGGGTTGATGTAAGATCTCTACCAGGCGTGGGTGAGTACGCTGCAGCAGCTTACGACATCTTCTGCCTGCACCGCTGGGCACAGATACCAGAACCCAAGGACGGTGCGTTGAAGAACTACTGGAAGTGGATTAACAAAGTATCGCAAAACCTTCAGGCATAGATACCTATTGCTAGGAGGTTAAATGCACAGAATATACATGACAACCAACCTTATCAATGGAAAAAAGTATGTTGGCAGATGTTCCAAAGATGAGAGATGGGAGACAGGTTATCTTGGATCAGGCGTTCTTTTAAAGCAAGCAATCAGAAAATACGGTTGCGAGAATTTTGAGAGAATTATTTTAGAAGAACTTCCTAATAGTGCGACGCTCAGAGAAGCTATTGATCTTGAAAAAGAATGGCTTATAAAACTTGATTGCAAAAACTCTCCTGATTTCTATAACATGAGTAACGATACAGGAGGAATGGGCGCAGGTGATAAGCATTCTGATGAAACAAAAGAAAAGATTAGCGATAGTATGAAGGTATTTTACGGCGATGATGGACTTCCTCCCGAATGGAGAGAAAATGTCGCCAATGCACGCAAAGGTAGAGCTCCTTGGAATAAAGGAAAAGCAGGTTATAAAAAGACGCCGCCAAAAGCTTATAAGATCTTTTCTTATGAAGAATTCGTAAAAATGAAAGAAGAATATGAACAAGGCGTGCCTGCATACAAATTGGGTTTAAAATACTTCTGTTCACACCACACAATACTAAAACTTATTAGAAATGGCTTTAAAAGCTAGAGGAGGACACCATCCCTGAAGGACCAGAAGTCAAGATCGTATCTGAGTCGCTTGGCCGTGCTCTGCAAGGTCGGGCAATCGTCGGTATCAACTATTTGGGTGGCCGCTACGCGAAGCATGGGCCTCCTGAAGGACACGCAGAAATTTCATCTGTGCTACCCCAGAATGTGTCTGTCACATCTTGTAAGGGCAAGTTTATATACCTAACACTCCAGAATAATTGGGTAATCTGGAACACTCTGGGTATGACGGGTAGCTGGTCAAAGACGCAGCACAAACACAGCAGAGCACAGTTTCTACTCGACGACGGGACATCTGTCTTCTTCAACGATCCACGCAACTTCGGCACGCTGAAGTACGTCCACGGGCTGGATGCGCTTCAAGAGAAGTTGGATGAGCTTGGGCCCGACATGCTGACAGAGGATGTTTCGGACGACTTGTTCATCAGGCGGATGCGGAAGAAGAATAAGCGTGTGATCACAGAGAACCTGATGGATCAGAAGGTGATCTGCGGTGTGGGTAACTACCTCAAATCTGAGAGCCTCTACTTCGCAGGCATCTCCCCTATGCGCCACGTCAACACTATGTCAGATGAAGAACTGGCGCGGCTCAACCAGACGATCAAGGCAGTCATCCGTGCATCCTACCAGACAGGTGGCGCGACGATCTACACGTTCCAAGGGTTCGACGGCGAGAAAGGACAATACAGTCGCCGCTTCGCTGTTTATAATCAAGACAAGGATCCTAAAGG